CATCGACGCCGCAACCTATGGCATCTGGGACTCGACCCGTATGGTCGCTGGCACGGATACGCCGGATGCGGATCAGCCTACTGAGTCGGACATCTGGGACCTCATTCAGCGCATCAAGGGCCGTTCGGGTAAGGACGCCATGATGAAGCCGAAGGAGTTCCTGCTCATGACGACTCCGGGCATCAGCAAGAAGCTCATGGAGTCGCTGGTTGGGCAGCGTCGTTTCACGGCCAACGAGTTCTCGACGACGATCAAGGGTGGCTACCGCGCCCTCGAAGTCGCCGGTATCCCGCTGGTCGAGGACTACTACGTCCCGGCTGGAACGATCTACCTGCTCCACATCCCGTCGCTGTCGTGGGTTGACGCGAAGGACTGGGGCTTCGTCGAGTTCGAGGGTGCTGGTCCGTGGCGCTGGTTGACTGGCCGCGACGCCTTCGAGACGAGCTATGGCTGGTACGGCAACCTTGCCTGCTTGGCTCGTAACGCTCACGGGTCGATCACGGGTTACACCGACACCGCACGCTACACTCACGTAGCGTAATTAACCGGATGACGGGGTGGCAGGGTTTCGGCCCTGCTGCCCCTGACTCCATACAGGAGAACAAATGGCCTACGATTATTTTGCGCCTAAGCCCGGACGTCTGGGTGTTCTCCCGAACTTGCTGGTTGGCCGTTGTGATGCCGCTATCGGCGACAGTGGCGATACGACCTACTCGTTTGGTGGACATCCGGCACGTTGCTACGTGAGCCGCGCTGTTGTTTCTGCTGGGACTGTACCTGCTTCGACCGGCGGCACCATCGTCGGTGTGTTGCAGAAGTACGACGCCTCTGCGGATGCTGCGGTTGCGCTGACGAGCAGCGTTGATCTTGAGGCACTGACGGCGAAGGAAGGGACTGCGGTCTCTCTGCTGGCTTCGTTGAGCGAAGCGCAGCGCACTCTCGACGCTGGTGATACGCTCCAGTTTGTTGTTACCACCGATAGCTCGGTGACGACTGCTGCTGTGGATCTCAACGTCAATGTTGAACTCTTCGTACTTGAGTAATGGCAACCATTCTTAATGCGATGGGTGCACCTGAGCCGTCGCCGGAAATCCGGCGGCGGCTTCAGGCCATTCATCCGAAACTCGATCTGAAGTTCGTCGAAGCCGCTGGCCACCACTGGGCGATCAGCCTTAGCTGGGAGGACAACGACCGCCGCCGTGAGCTTATCCAGAACGGTGGCATTGACCCGTCAGGGGACTACGACATCATCGGCTACCTGCCCCTCGACTGCACTGCGGACGAGGCACCGGCATACATCGCACGTGTCTTCCGGGAGTTCCCCCGTGAGGATGTGCAGAACCTGATCGGTCGCATCAATCACTACAACGAGACCCCTGCACAGAAAGCCTCAGAAGAGGCCCTGGCAGAGGTTCTGGACGCTAAGGATCCGTCGAAGGCATCAGGGCCTAAGATTCAGGTCGATGTCGTTTCTGACGTCTCTGAGAAGCCTGCACCAAAGAAGCGTGCTCCACGCAAGAAGAGCACGGCTGCTAAGTCAAAATACCTCTGAGGAATAGATGGCGGCTATCACGACATCCACGCTCATCTCTGAGACCCGCGAGTACATGGACGCGGTGGGTTCTGACCGTTGGTCGGACTCACTGATTAAGACCGTCCTTAACTCCGTGTTTGAGGCTGAGTGGTCAAACATCCTGAACGCTGCGCCCTACTACAAGTTTGCAACGCGCACGGTTACGACCGACGCAGACGGGCAGTTTGCCCTCAGTGACCTTGACCTAGATAGTGGCGATAGCTCTCAGTACTGGTACCGGATCATGTCGGTAAGTGACGGCAACTACCTGTACCAGCAGACGCGCTTTCAGGACGTTCCACTTGCAACCACGACGAATTACCTGCCGTCACACCCGCGCTTGTACTACATCGCAGGGGACAACGTGCAGATCCTCCCGGTTGCATCGGATGTCACGATGACCATTGGCATTAATTACAAGCCGCAGTCAATCTCCGACCTCCTGAGCGATAGCTCATCTGTAGTAGACTTCCCGCGCAACTCACACCTGATCTTGGTTTGGGAGGCTGCGGCCCAGTTGCTACTGAAGGGTGGTGCTGAGACCAGTGCTGCGGTTGACCTCAAAGCTCTTGCAAGGCAGGAGCGCGAGTCACTGCTTGACGACATCCGCCGTCGTACGATCAACCCGACGATGATGGCGTACCCCGATAACAAGTCTGACTGGGCAAGCGGATGAGGGAAAAGGTAACCGACGCCCAGCCACGCATGGATGGTGGGCTTAACAGTATCTCGTCAGACTCGGTTCTTGCTGACAACCAACTCCGTCGGGCGCGTAACAGCCGCCTTACGGAGTTTGGTGCTATCACGAAGCGTGGGGGCACCCAGTATGTGTCGTCTGCGGTATCGGGCAACGACGACATTTTGAATGGTTTTACTTGGCGCAAGGACGATGGCACAAGTCAGGTGCTTGTTGTTGCCGGAGGTTCTTTGCATACCTCGACGTATGGCAGCTTGCCCTGGACATGGACTCAGCAAACAGGGGCGTTGTCTACTACGGTTACGCCGTACTTTGCCAAGTTCCGTGACGCAAGCAACAACGATGTGGTCTACATCGGTGACGGTGGTGGGGTTAACCGCTGGGATGGAACCACGCTAACGCTTAACATCAGCCCCGTTGGTGCCAAGAACGTCGTTGTACACAATCAGCGCCTGTGGTCGTGTGGCTGTGGCACAAACCCGCAGAGCATCTTCTATAGCTCGCTTAACAACGGCGACACCCTTGGTGACGGTGCCAGCGGTGGTGGCGAGATCATTGTACGCACGTTTGGTGATGAGACAATTATCGGGCTTGCAAGCGTCAATACGTCGCTGCTGATCTTTCACCGCCGTGGTATTTCGCGCCTCACTGGATACGGGCAGTCCGACATCACCGTGTCGCCTGAAGGTGTGTCGTCTGACGTAGGGGCTATTGCCGCAGGAAGCATCGTCTCCGTAGAGAACATTGCATACTTCGTGTCCGAGCGAGGACTCTTCCGTTGCAACGAATCTGAAGTCGCTCCGGTCGCAAGCCCTGCTACACCGGATCCGTTGTTGCCGTTAATCCGTGGACTTACGTCTGCAAACTTTGATGGAATCCGCACGGTCTACAACCGCGCCACCAGAGAGGTTTGGATTAACATCCCCAACAACGGGGTGTACATCTACCACACGCTCCTTAATGCGTGGACCGGACCTTGGGATGGCGGCTACCTAGGCCCCGCAACTACCTGCCTGTTTGAGACGGTGGATGCAGATGGGCTTCCGGTAACCCTAAAGGGAGACGTAGAAAGTTTCGTAGCTATCTGCGACCAAGAGAACGTCTACCTAGACAATGTTGCAGCAGACGGAACGGGTGGGGACTCCTATGTAATGGAGGTTCGTCTGCACAGGCTGTACGCTGGCGACTCCGCGTTGTCTAAGGCCATGCGCTGGGGGTACCTGCAAGCTGAACTTTCCGGGTCAGCCCAGTCACGGGTTGAGTGGAATACCGGCAACGCCGTGGGGTCATTCACCCTTCCGGTAAGCCTTGAGGGATTCTGGGGCAGTGGCACTTGGGGCACCGGTAGTTGGGGTGGTGCTGGAAGCGTTAGCTACAGGATTCCGATGAATGGCAATGGTTACTATGTAGACGTTAGCTTCGTTGATAGCGGGGCTGCGTTGCCAGTGGTTACAAGTTTTGCTCTTGAATCGTTTGCTCTTGGGAGACGGTAATGGCTACAACTGTTGGACAAAACACGATTGCTACAATTACAAGTCCGCAGAATGGTGACGCCCTAGACGCCACCGTTGTGGTCGGTAACGACAATACGATCCGTACTGCGTTTAACAGCCATGACTCGGACTCCGGCATCCACCTTCAGTCGTCCACACTTGCCGCGCGTCCTGCGGCGGGTACGTCTGGGCGCAAGTGGGTTACGGCAGACTCTGGAGAGTATAAGCTGTGGTACGATGACGGCATCTCTTGGCATGAAGTCGGGGGCGCTGTCATCGAGACCGAGTACATTGCAAATGGAAATATCGTAAAGGGCGATGTCCTCAAGGTCACCGGATGGAATAACGGGCAGAACCTTGTAATCCTTGCGCCTGCAACGGTTGCTGGTGATACCGCTTTTGCTATTGCAACGGGCACGGTTACCAATGGAAATACGGGCTACGCAATCAATACTGGGTTTCTCCCGGACGTAGACACGAGCCTGTTTTCGGTTGGCGATCAACTCTACCCTAGCCATACGTCTGGACCCGACAGCACGACTTCTTGGCTGACCTCAACTAAGCCGTCCTCTGGTTCATACCAGTTGTGCGCTTATGTGCTTAGATCGAACGCCAACAACGGTGTTTTGTTTGTTGAGTTCAGCGCACCGGCAATTGTCGAATCTTCTGCTAACACGGC